GAAACAGGTTCAGCCGGCGCTTGATCCGGAATTCGGACGACGTGTAGATGTGGCCTTCGGGGACGTAGTCGGGGCGGCGGGGCGTGCGGTGAGGTAGGCGCATGAAGTGGAGCTCCGTTCCGGGAGAGGTGCTGACGTCGTGCACGTCGGTGCCCATGCCGGGGACGTAGTTGACCCCGTCGATCATGAGCAGACACATCGGGCAGGAGACGAAGCGGCGCTCCCACGCGACCGCGATCCCGTGTCCGTCGTTCTGCCATCCGCAGCGGGCGACGGGCATGCCGTCCGGGGTGCTGCGCGGTTGATCGTGGAGCGTCCGCGCGGCGTGCGTGACCTCCGGGCCGCGGGTCACTTCTTCGGCTTCTTCGGTGGCTTGGCCGGCTTCTTGCTGTGCTGGCCGCGCTGTCCCTGCGCGGCGTGCTGACCCTGGTGCTTGGTCCCGGCGCTGATCCAATCCCAAATCTTGCCCATCGGTCAGTCCTCCTCTCGGTGGTCGGGGGCGCCGTGCGCGCTGCCGGCCGGCGCGTTGATCAGTAGGGCCGCGTCGAGGTTGGGCGGCTCGACGATGAAGCCTTCGGCCCGTAGGAGGGCCGCGGCGTTGCGCAGCCGGCGGCGCCGTGCGTTCGCCTTCCGGGCCTGCGTCGCGGCTGCCGTCCGTGGTTCAGCCATGCCGAACCTGCGAGAAGTGGTGCCACACGACGTCGTGACGTCGCTGGATCGCCACAAGGTCATCGTTGCCGGAGTCGTGTCCGCCGATCTGGATGATCACGCCATAGTCCGCGTCCCCCATGCCGAGCGGCACGTGCACGGGTGCCCCATCCTGCTTGGCTTGTCTGGCCTGCTCTCGTGTCATGCCGACCACCATGCCACCGAAACGCGTCACGGTCAACGGTTGACCGTTGATCGTTGACCGGCGTACGGTCGCGGACATGGCAACAACTGGGGAACGGCAGAGCGCGGCGCCGACGTGGCCGGCCGCGTACGTGGCCGGCTTGCAGGCCGGCTACTGGGCACGGATCGGGGAGGAGAACGAGCGGTGGCGCGCGTCGATCGAACGCTACGACGTCGTGGAGAAGCCGAATTTCGTTCGCATCGCTGGCAAGCTCGAGCGCTGTTGGACGTGGCGCGAGCGTGAAGCGGACCGGCTCGAGACGCTCCGGCAGGGTCACGCCGCGGGGCTGCACGCGGACCGCAACGCGGCGCACGTCGGCTGCGTGGGCTGCTCGTGACGTGGGCGAACGGCGCCCGGTTCTTCTCGCCTGACTACGGGCTGATGGCCGGCCGGCTGGCCGATGCGGTGCAGGCGTCCGGGCCGCTGCTCGTGGACATCGTCGACGGCCGGTTCTGGGTGTACGCCGATGGTGTGTGGAAGCCGGAGGACGGAGAGATCCGGCGCCGCGTCGTGCAGCTCCTCGGGGAGCGGTACCGGCCGGCGCACTACCGGACGCTTCACGAGATGCTGCTGTCCGACGTCGAGCGCTTCACCATGGCGCCCGTGCCCGCGTACATCAACGTCCGGAACGGGCTGCTCGTGTGGCGTGGCGACCCGGACCCGCATCTGATCGAGCACAACGCGGAGTGTCCGTCGACGGTGCAGCTCCCGATCGTGTGGGATCCGCTGGCCCGGTGCTCGCGGTTCGATGCGTTCCTAGGGTCGGCGCTGCCTCCGGACGATGTGGATCGGGCGTGGGAGGTGATCGGCTACCTGATGATGTCGGGCAACCCGATGCAACGGATGTTCCTGATCGAGGGCTCCGGCGGCAACGGGAAAGGCGTGTTCCTGAACGTGATCCGGGCCATGCTCGGCGCGGAGAACTTCGCCGCGGTGGAGCTGCACGACCTGTCAGAGAATCGCTTCGCATCGGCGGATCTCTATGGGAAATTGGCGAACATCTGCGGTGACATTGACGCGACGTTTATCGAGAAAACGGGGAAGATCAAGCAATTGTCAGGCGACGACGTTATGCGCGCGGAACGGAAGGGGGAGGACGGCTTCGGCTTCAAGTGGTGGGGGAAGGCGATCTTCTCCGCGAACGCGATCCCGGGCACGTCGGACTCGTCGGTGGGGTGGACGCGTCGGTGGGAGGTGCTGCGATTCCCTTACGCACCAACGGTTCCGGACTCGTCGCTGTCGAAGCGGATCACTGACGAAGAGCTCCCAGGGATCGCGGTCAAGGCGGTGGACGCGCTACGTCGACTCATGGCGGCCGGCCGGTTCTCGTCCGGGGAGTCGCGGGAGCGGGCGCACGCGGAATTCGCGGATAAGGCGAACAAGGTACGTCGGTGGCTCGACGACCCGGAATCAGGCGTGGAGCGTACGCAGAGCGAGATATTCAACAAGGGCACGACGTTGTTGAAGGCGTTCCGGGCGTGGGAAGAGCACGACTCCGGGAGCCGGACGCACACGGGCGTGCAGCGGTTCAACGAGCTGTGCCGACAGGCCGGCTTGATGCCCGTGACGAAGCGCGGGACGCGCGGCTACTACGGGGCGCACATCACCCGGGCGCCGTTCGGCATCCCTCCGCAAGATCACGTGTGGCTCAACTACGAATCGGGCGCACCCCGAAGTGCACCCCCCGATGATCAGGAGCCGGCGCAACAGGCGCTTGACCTGCGGGTTTAGCAGTTCTGCACCCCCGGAACGGGGTTTCACCTCCGGCCACACGCGTAACTACCCCCATGCCGTCCATATGTCAACCCTAGGGAAGGGGTGCATTTACCGGGTGCACTTCGTCTGCTACCTACGCGGACGCGCGCTCTTACTTACTGTCTGACTTCCGGTAACTGACCGTAGAAACTCACCCCTTGCTCAACCCCTCAACGATGTGTGAGCATCGTTGCGGCCCGGGACGTCGGCCCCCGCAGGCGTTCCGGTGCACAGCCAATCGACAACCCTCAACGGAGGAGATCACCATGGCGACCAGAGAAACCGCGGCGCAGCGCAAGACCCGGATCGGGATGCTGCTCGCTGACTACGACGCGCGATCGCGGGAGCTGCGCAAGTTGCAGTCGATCGTGAAGGGCTTGAAGGAGCAGATCGAAGAGGTGCCCGAAGGTACGTACGGGGAGTGGACCCGCTCGCACGGCACCCCGCGGGAGATCGTCGATCAGGCCGCGATCAAGGCGCGCTTCACGGAGCTCGGGGAGCCGCTGCCGATGAAGATGACCGCGGCGCCGATCCTGGTCATCCCGAAGGCCGGCAAGTGAGCGGCCCGAACGTGGAGGACTACACGCCCGGGTGGATGAAAGCCGGCGACGACCGGTGGCGCTCCGTCGATGAGGTCGGCACGCGGCACCTCATGATCCGATCCGGCGCGCACTTCTACGAGCTGCACGGGCTCACGCTGCACGTCTACCGCGGACCTACCGGAACGGTTGACGACACGTGGCCGATGGGCGACCCGGCCATGTACGACCGGGCAGTCCACGACAACTTCTCGCACGAGGGCACGTACGACGTCTCGTCCGGCGCGCTCGCGCTCTACCCGTCCGAAGACGACGTATGGAAGTGGCTCGAGCGGTACGCGAGCAACGACCAGGCCGGACGGTCGCAGTGAGCGTGCGCATCGTCAAGGACGGACAGGATCCGCTCACGAAGCCGGCGCTCGACTACGTCACTGGGCTCGGCGTACCGGCGAACCTGATCAGGCGGATCGAGCTCGATTCACCGCACGGTGACGTTCAGACTGTGCGGGTCACGCTCATGGTCGACACGAAGGAACCGAAGCCTGTGGGCTTCGAGGTGCCGTAGCCTGAGCTGAACCGTTCCCCAACGGTACGGAGCGCCATCGGTAAGCCTGCCCCTAATCCGGGTGGCCCCTGCCGATGGCGCTTCTGCGTACGCTCACGGTGTGAGCGAATCGTGGGACCGCGGGTCGACGCGCGCGTGGCGTCGCCTGCGCGAAGAGATCCTGGTGCGCGACCGCGGGGTGTGCCGTGCGCACGTCGACGGGTGGTGCGCGCGGCGCCGGGGCGTGCACACGTGCGAGGGGCGCGCGGTGCTGGCCGGCGGCCACGCGCACCACACGCTCGGCCGGAGCGTAACCGGGGACGACCCTAGGTTCATCGTCGCTTCGTGCGCATCCTGCAACAACCACATCGGAGATCCGACAGAGCTCCGCGACCCGGACAACGTCCCGGTCACCCGATGGAAATAACTCTGAGTCACGAAGGAGAAATCGGAAAATGATCTCTGTCTCTCGAGTCGCGACCGCAGTTTTTTCCGGAGGCGGCACCCCCGGACACCCTCGCCCTGTTCCGTATCTCTCTCCCCGCTGCCCGGGTCGTGACGGATCGTGACCATTCTCGACCAGCCTCGCGCGATCGTCGGCGCAACGGAGCCACGTCTCGCAACGCCTCCCCTCCGTGACCTGAATCCGGCGACTTCGTACGGCTTTGAGGTGATCGACTTCGCGAAGGAGATCGGTCACCCTCTGTTGCCATGGCAAGAGGTCGCGGTGATCCGGGGCGGGGAGCTGCTCTGCGCGCCCGGGTGCTCCGAAGCGCTCGGCACGCACGCGGCCGGCTGCCGGCCGCGGTTCCGGATCGTGCTGCTGCTCGTGTCGCGGCAGAACGGGAAGACGGAGCTCCCGGTCGTGCTGTCGATCTGGTGGCAGTTCCGCAAGCGCGTGCCCTTGATCCTCGGGACGTCGACGCAGCTCCCGTACGCGAAGGAGTCCTGGCAGAAGGCCGTGAACCTCGTGCGCCGTACGCCGCTGCTGAACGACCGGCACGAGCCGGGGCGCAAGTGGTACCGGCTCGCGAACGGCGAGACGGAGTCGTGGACGAACGACGGGTGCCGCTACAAGATCGCCGCGGCGAACGAGGAGGGCGGGCGCTCACTCACGATCAACCGGGGGCTCATGGATGAGCTGCGACAGCACAAGAGCTACGACGCGTGGGACGCGATGGAGCCGGCCTGCTCCCCGGTCGATGCGCAGATCTGGGCCATGAGCAACGCGGGCGACGCGCGGTCCGTGGTGCTGAACGACTTGCAGGACTCGGCCCGGGAGTTCATCGAAACGGGCGTAGGCGACCCGCGGCTAGGGCTGCTCGAGTGGTCGGCGCCCGACGACGCGGAGCCGGACGACGTGGACGCGCTGTTGCAGGCCAACCCGCGGGTCGGTCACGGGCTCGACTTCGATGTGTTGTTGGCCGCGGGGCAGCGTGCGAAGCGGCTCGGCGGTCGCGCGCTGGCCGGCTTCCGCACGGAGCGCATGTGCGTCCGGGTGAAGCTGCTCAACGCGGCGATCGACCCGCGGCGCTGGTCGGACGCGAACGAGCCGGGGACGCTCGAGGGTGACCGGCGCCGGTTGGCCGCGTGCTTCGAGATCTCGGAGGAGGGCGACCATGCGACGCTCGGCGTGGCCGCGGTGGTGGCCGGCGACTTCGTCCGGGTGGAGACGGTGCGGGAGTGGACCGGGCCGGCGGCGGCGGCGCAGCTCGAGCGCGCGCTTCCGGGCCTGATCGCGGAGATCAACCCGCGGGTGTTGGGATGGCTGCCGAATGGTCCGGGCGCCGCGGTCGCGGCCGGCATGAAGGCGTCCCGGTGGCCGCGCGGCATGAAGGTGGAGGAGATCCGCAGCGAGACTCCGGCCGTGTGTATGGGCTTCGGGAAGGAGGTTGCCGGCGGCACGCTGTTGCACTCCGGACAGGAGATGCTGAACACGCAGCTCGAGGAGTCGGAGCGGGTCAACCGGGCCGGCGGTTGGATCTTCGTCCGGAAGTCCGGACCGTGTGACGCGGTCTACGCGGTGGCCGGCGCCGCGCACCTTGCCCGGACTCTCCCGAAGCCGCGGGAGGTGTCCGGTACGGTCCACGTTGCGGGTTGATCGTCTACACTCCGCGTATGCAGTGGTGGGGAGCGGTACGGAGTTGGGCCGGCGCGCTGGTCCGACAGGTCGTCACCATGACCGGTGGACCGGGCTACCTCTTCGACTCGAGTCCGAAACCGATCGCGGAGCTCCTCGCGAGCCTCAACACGTTGTCGGATCGCCGGGTGTCCCGCGACGTCGCGCTGTCGGTGCCCGCGGTGCTCCGCGGTCGCAACGAGGTGTGCTCGATCGCGACCCTGCCGCTCATGCTCCGGCGCGGCATTGACCCGGTCGATCATCCGCTGTTCCGGCAGATCGACCCGGACGTCCCGAACGTCGTCACGCTGACCCGCACCGTCGAAGATCTGATCTTCGAGGGGACGGCGTGGTGGCAGAAGACCTCGCTCGACTTCGACGGCTACCCGCTGTCTGCCCGATACGTCCCGGTCGGGAAGGTGTCCGTCGATCCTCCGCGACCGAAGGACGTGCAGCCTCCGGGCCGGTGGCTGTGGGTCGACGGCGTCCGGACTCCGATGTCGGAGATGATCCGCTTCGACTCCCCGAATCCGGCGCTCCTGGTCGCCATGGCCCGGACGGTCCGGCGCGCCGTGCTGCTCGACACGTTGGCCGCGACGTACGCGGAGAACCCCCGGCCGCTCGACTACTTCACGGACACGGACGACCCGTCGATCACGCCGTTCACGGACGAAGAGATCGGCCCGTTCCTGGCCCGGTGGCGGTCGGAGGTGCGGCGCAGCTCGACGGCATGGATGCCGTCGAAGGTCCGGCGGGTCGACGTGAGCGCTCCGTCCCTCGCTGATCTGCAACTTGCAGAGCTGCAAAAACAGGTGACGATCGAGATCGCGAACGGGCTCGGCGTGGACCCGGAAGACCTCGGGGTGTCGACGACGTCCCGGACGTACTTCAACGCGGTGGACCGGCGCATCTCGAAGATCAACGAAGGCCGGCGCCCGATCATGAAGGCGATCACGGACCGGCTCACCATGGGGGACGTCACGCGCCGCGGGTACGCGGTGGTCTTCGATCTCTCTGAATACCTCGAAGCGGACCCGGCTTCGCAGGCCTCGTACTACAAGACCCTGCAGGAGATGAACGTGGTCGACTCCGCGGAGATCCGTACGTTCCTGAAAATCCCGGGTCCGCCTCCCCGGGCCGCGGTGCAGCCGGCGGCGGCGCCCGCGCTCGAAGCCGGCCGGCCGGCGATCCGCGTCGGGGACATCACCCCGCGGCAGTTCGCCGGGGAGCCGGCGCACACCTTCTCCGTGGTCGACTTCGCGGCGGACGTCGAGCCTCCGACGACCGACACGGCGAAGCGGACGATCTCCGGGCTCGCGCTGCCGTACAACGTGATCGGGCGGAAGTACGGGATCGCGTATCGGTTCCTGCCCGGGTCGCTCGAATACGACGCGCACGTGAAGCACTTCAAGGATCACGTCACCCCGGTCGGTGCCATGACCAACTCGACGGACGGGAGCTCCGGCTTCTCCGTCGAGCTCTCCGTCCTGTCCGGGGTCGACGGCTCCCGGGAGAAGGTCGAACGTGATCAACTCCTCTTCGACGCGGAGCACGGGCTCTACAACGGGCTCTCCGTGGGCGTGGACTTCGAGCTCTTCGACCGGGACGGCAACCCGGTCGACGCGG